CGGATTGGGGCAATGAAGCCGTCTTCGTAGTCTTTCCAGAACTCGTCAATGAGGGCAGGATCACCGGCCATATAGCGCTGCTTGGCTTCGTCGTTGTCTTGCACGTAGGACGCGAGCATGTTGCGCAGTGTTGTCACCTGGCGATCGTTCGGCGGTGCGCCGTACGTTTTGGCGTAGGCGGCGGTCAATTGCCGCACAGCCGCACCAGCGACGGTGCCCCAGTAGTGACGCGTGTGCTCTTCGACATACGGCACGCTATCAAGCAGCTTTTGGACTTGATCCGGGGTCAGCGATCCGAGCTTTTCCAGACCGGGCACCAGCTTGAACAGCTGTTGACGAATCGCCTCATCTTCCGCATTCGGCGGCGGGGCGGCGGGCGGCTTCGGCGCAAGCTGTGCCTCCAGCGCTTGGAGGCGCTGGCGCATTTGCTGGTTCTGACGGGTGACCTCACTGAACCGAGCGTAGGGCACCGACTGCTCGCCTGGCGGGGGACCACCGGAGGGCGCTCCGGCGGGCGCGGGAGATCCCGGCGTCGGCGAGGATGGCGGCGTGGGACTGGCGGGCGATCCAGCGGCTACGCCCGTGGGCGCGGGTGTCGGTGTGTCGACAGTGCCGCTCGATTCTGGTTCCATGATCAGCGTCCTTTACGTTTGTTTACGCGGGTTCGACCGCGAAAGGCTGCTGACACGGAAGTCTGCACGAGTGTCGGAATTCCGTCAAGTGCTATGTCGATGTTCCGACACTCGCCGCCCGAGCTAGCTCCGGCCGACCATGCCGCCGGCACGCGCGTGGTTCGTCCGGCCGAAGTAAAAGCCGATCACGAGAAAGAACGCGTTTGCGAGCAGGCCATTTTGTGCAGGCAGCGCAAAGGCCGCCCACACGTTCGCGGCCACCACGGCGACGGCGATGATCGCTTGTGTCGTTTCCCAAATGAGATTGATCCGCCGCTGGCTGGCGGTGTAGCGGCTCTCTTCTGTCGTCGTGTCGACTGGCATCGCGCGTTACTCCGGTCCCCGGCCCTGCGCGGCGAGACCTTGCCCATGCGGCACGTCGCGCGGGCTCCCGCTCTCGGCATTGGATCGTTCCATGGCCCCGCCGCGTTGCGGAGGCGGCGCATTCATCCCCATCAGCTCGGCCTGTATTTGCGCCTGTGTCTGCTGAAAGTGCGCGATGAAAATTTGTTCCAGCAACGGGAACTGCACGAAGATCGCCCGCGCCCGATCGCCGTTCGCCCACTTGCGATGTTCGGCAAAATGCACGCTCGCGGAGTGGTACGGCTTGAGATTGAACGGCGTGACCGGCGGCGGCGTGGGGGCCGGCCCGAGCGTCGGTGGTACCCCGGTGACCGCGCCGATCTGTTGCGCCTGCGCGGCTTGCTGCTGATAGACCATCAGCGCTTGCTGGTACTGCTGCCAGACCAGCGCGATCTGCGGCATGGCCTGCTCCGCCGCGCCGGAGGCGACCCACTGTTCGAACGCGTCCTGCTCGGCGAGCGCACTCTTGATGTCGGTGTCGAGCGATTTGACGATGTTCGGGATGCCGAGTTCCGTCAGGACCGTGTAGCGCTCCTCCGGATCGGCCGCGTTGATCATGCCGAGCTGATTCGCGTGTTCCATCGCCGCGCGACGGCCGAGCGCCGTCTTTGGCGCGTTGGTGCCGTCCTCGATCTTGATTTCCAGGTCGCCTTGTAGCTCCGCGTTTTCGAAATGCTGATACGTCCACCCGCCGTTGGGCGACAGGATCGACCACACGCGTTTGGTTGGGCCGTACGATCGTTCGAGTTCGAGCGCGACTTGATACCAGGCCCCGTAGCCTTCCCCGCGCGACTTGAACACCGTCGCGAGGCGCGCCTGGCTGCGCTCGACGAGGAGCTGTAGCGCCGAAAAGGCCTCCACCCCGGCCGGTTTTGCGCCTTTCAGCACATCGAAGGTGCCCGCGAGCTGCTCGAAATCGTCCAGATATTGCTGGCGCAATTGGAAGAGCGTGGGCGGCACGTTTTCGCCGGGCAACCGTTCCGGTTTGGCACCGCCGGCCGCGAGCGGCGAGTACTTCACGACCAGGCCAGGCTCGCCCGTGAAGCTCTTGACTTCTGCGCCCTTCGGTTCCAACCAGATCGGGTTGGCCATGCGTTGGATGTGCAGCAAAATCAACGCGTCGAGCTGGTTGATCTGATCCTGTTTTTGGATCACGAGATCGATCGGGCTGCGCGCCCACATGCGCCCGTCGACCGGCGTGTAACCCACGTGGATAAACGGAAAGATCGGCGCATTCTGCTTCGTTTGATACGGCAGCGGCCCCGGCGACCCCATGGACTTGTCCCGCACGAGGCGCGCGTTACCCCCGTCGCCGATCACAATCAAGAACAGGCCCTCGGGGTACTCCTTCGTCGGCTTGAGCCAGAGACGAAATTCACTCGTGCCCTGCGATTGCGTCTCGCCGCCGCCGAAGCCGAACGACATCGGCATCGCCGACAGATCGCTTTGGGTGGACAGCGCACGAATGAATTGCAGGCTCCGCTCAGTCGGCGTGGACTCCCATGTGAGCGTCTTCGCAATCTCGGGATAACGCTGTTCGTAGTACCACTTGGGGTGCCACCCCATATGCAGGACGACGTGCGTGCTGTCGAAATCGGCGTACGTCGGCGGGATCGCGATCTCAAAGGGCGAGAGCGCGAGCGTGCGTCCGCGGCCCTGGGGGAGCGAGTCCTGGATCGGTTGCCCGTCCGGTCCAATCGCGTTCTTGAACGCCTGGCCGCCGCACGCGGGACAGACCGGTGGTGACGTGTCGAGTTTAGAGGGCGGCCAGACCTCCTGACACTGGAGACATTGCTCGTACGGGATGAGAATGATGCCCGTCTGATCGTCTTTGTCCCAGAAGGGATGATAGAAACAATTGCCTGTGCTGATCAGCCAGGAATCGCCCGCGCGCATCGTCGCATCCATGGCGTGCTCGGCATGCACAAAGGGCTGAATCCGGTCGGCGACTTCCGCCGCGGACACGTTCTTGAGATCACCGCCGATCGGGCGCGCGAGCGTCGCGAGCGTGATCGACGTGAAGACGGCTTGAATCGCTTCGTGGGCCTCGGAAATTTTGTTGGTGACCGGCCGCGGCATCCACTTGGCCATGCGCTTGTCGAGCCATTGGCCCTGACGCCGGTCGTAATAGATCCACTGCCGACCGAGCACATAGAGCAGATTGCGCCACCAGGTTCGCTCGAAGATCCAGCGCGCATCCAGGCAATCAGCTTTCTGGCGATGATAGAGATCGAGCAGGATTTGATCGTTGGCGTAGTTCGGCGACGTGATGAGCCCCGGCGCACGCGCGGGCGGCGCGGACGACGTCCCGGCCTCTTGGAGGCCGGCCGAAGTCTCAGTCGTCGGAAATGCAGCGTCCATAGCGTCGTTACCGGTAGATCACGCGTCCATCGTCGGCATGCGCGATGCCGGCGAGGCGCGCGGCGTCATCGCCCATGTCTTCAAACGTGATCCCGTCGAGCGTTGGGATGCTCGCCACCGGATCCTCGGTGCGCATCGGCGTCTGCCGCGCGATCTCGACGGTCGTGACGGGAAATTTCAGGAGATGCGAGAGCAGCAGCGTGCGCTCCTGCTCGATGTGATTTAGGCGGAGGCGACACCATTCAAAGCTGTTTTGTGCGATGTCGGCCCGCTGTGTCAGCTCGGCGACGCGCGCCTGTAGCACGGCATTCTCGGTGCGCGCCGCCACCAGCTCGCGCGAGAGCTGATCGACCTGGCCCTCGGCCCGCGCCCGCGCCGCCTGTGTGACGGCAAACGCGTCAGAAGATCGCATCCACATCGGAGAGTTCTCCGCCCCACAGATCGCCTGTGGGAGTGAGGCCGGCCCAATCCGTCTCGTCACCGGCCTGCGCGCGCTGCGCGGCTTGCTCACGCAACCACGCGGCGCGGCTTTCTTCGGGGACGGTGCTCGGATCGCGACCGGTCAGGGTTGGGGGTGTCTCGGGCAGCTCGGGCCAGAGCATGACGCCGTAGCGCAGCGCGTCGCAGAGGTCGTCATGGACCTTGTATGGCGTCTCGCGCGCGGTCTCGTCGTCGCCCGTCACGCTCGTGATCGGATTCTTCCAGCGATAGCTCCGCAGCTCGTCGAGGACGAGCGGGCAGCGTTGCTCAACGATGCCGAAGCGCCCGCTTTTCATCCACGACTGCACCCGCTGGATGCCGAGCACGACATGGTTTTCCGCGGCTGAGGCGTGAATCCCGAGCGCGGCGAGTTCAATCTGTGCCTGGCTGGCGCTGCGATCGATAGCCCACGTCACCTCGTTGTGTCCGGCGAGCCAGCGGCGGAGCGCATCGACATGATCTGCAAACGCCGCCTGGCGACGGCTGTACTCGTCCATCAACAAGAGCCCGTGCGGCGTGACGAGCATTTTGACGGCCGCGAACGGATGATCCGCGCCGGGATCGAGACCCACGATCACGGGTAGATGCGCGGGGATCTCGGGCCACGACGGCAGGAACCGCGTGCGAATCTCCTCCTCGGAGTGCAAGACGCACCCCTCCACGCGATGGCCATAGATCGCGCCCTCGAACGAGACGAACTCGCCTTCGTATTCCTGCTTAAACCACAATTCATCCGTGGTGCGGCGCGCGCGCTCGATCTCGTCGCGGGGGATCGCGGGATTGTCGACGGTCCGGTACTTGACGGCCCAGTAGCCCGGCTCTTGATACTTGGGGTTTTGCGCGAGCCGCCAGAAATTCTTATAGACCCAGTCGTATCCGTTCGGGCTCGTCGTGATGATGGCCGCGCCGCGGTGTTCCGTCAGCGACGGCTTGACCGTGTCCCACACGAGCTTTTGTGTTTTGCGGGCCTCGTCAATCCAGAGCCAGTGCAACCCTTGACCGCGCATGCGCTCAGGATCGTCCGCGCTGCGAAAGGCGATCTGCGCGCCGTTGATCAGCGTGAGGCGCTGATGGAAGGCGGACCAGCCGTCTTTGCCGGGCAGGATCCAGGCCTGCGGCAGCACCTTGAACACGGCCGGAATCACGTAGTCGTGCAGATCGCCATACGTCGGCGCGATGCACCAGCCGATCGAGTTCGGCACGCTGGCCTCTTCGACGGCCGCCACGGCACCGATCAACGTCTTGCCGCCGCGCCGCCCGGAGATCAGGCAGAAACGATCAAACGCGCGGTGGCCGTTCGGGAGGCGCAGGCGGCGGGCGTCAAGGAATGCCTGTTGGTACGCGTGATACAGCAGCGTGAAGGAGTCGCCGGTGTTGACGTTGAGCGGCTTCGGCATTACCGCCCTCGTGAGACTTCTTCGAATGTCCCATCGGGCAGGCGATAGCCAATGCGCTCGCCGGGATTGGGAGTAATGTCGCCCGGCTCGCCGAGAAACGGCGTCGCGCGTCCGCTGCGATCGAGTCGCACGAGCTGCCGCCCCGTCGAGCGCTCCCATCCGCGCCGGCCAAGACTTTCGAGCGAGGCCGCGCTATCGCCCGAGGCGTTGAGCGCCGCGCCTGCGCGCGGATCCAGCGTGTGGATCGCCTCGTCGGCCTCGCCGCGCAAGCCACGGAGCGCGCGATCTGCGGCATCGCCGAGCCAATGCGCGCCGGCCTGTGCGCCGCGCCGGATCGGGGCCTCGGCCATCGTGAGCGGATGCAGGGTGGCGGCGAGCTGATCGTTGGGGTCTGATCCGACGAGGGCGTGAAACGCGCTGGTGGCGGCGGAGCGCAGACCGAGCACCGCCGGCTGGACGTACGTCTCGTACGGCGTCGCCGCGCGCAGCGATGGCGCGGTCGGGGTCTCTGGCGGTGGGGCCGGCCCGGCGATCAGATCGTCGAGCGCGCGAAGGCCCGTCCGGAGGGGCGCGGTCTGCTGGCGGACGATCGGCGGCACACGTCTCCGCGAGTCGCGCGCTCTCGTGCGCGCGGTGACGTGTCCCTCGTGATCGCCGTGAACGGCCGGCCTGCCAGCCGGCGGCGGGGTCTTACTTACCCTTCAGGGCGCGCAGCGCGGAACTCGCGCTCCGCGTCGGCTCTGCGCCGCTCGCGATCAAGCCAAAGTACCCGCGTTGCTTCGGGGTCAGCGGGTGCCCCTGCGCGGAGTTGTCGCGGAGCATCTGTCGGGCTTTCTGCGGCCGGAGTGATTTCTTGGCCATGGACGATGATCTCTTCCACAGGGGGCGGCGGATCGAGCCCGCGAGGAATGCCCACGACTTGTCCGATGAGCGTCTCCGGCGTACGGATCGCCACGCCGGGCGGCTGCTCAATGCGCACCGTTAACGAGACCACGGGGGCAGCTCCCGTGCCGGCGTCACTATCCGGGCGAT